GGATGCTCGCCGACGACGTGGAGATCATGGCGCGAGAGAAGGAAATGGGAGGCGGACAATGAGCGGACACGACGAAACAATTCATCCAGACTATATTCCCGAGGATTTCGGAGAACTGCTGCGCATGGCCGTTGATTACGTCTACGAGCAGGGCGGGCACTATAGCGAGGACGCTCTACTGGAGGCGTTCAAGCCCGCCATAGACAAACACGACCGGCAGGTGGCCGAACGGGCGTTCGAGCTCGGCTGCGTGGCAGTGGACGCGGAGGAGCACGGCGTGGGATGCCGATTCACGGTCGGGCAATTGGAGGAACTGTCACGCGACTACGGGCGCGACGCATACTCGGTCAACAATCCCTACGGAAGAGGAGAATCATGAGCGTAAGTAGTCTCAAAACGCGAAGAAGGAATTGAATTGAGCGGCTGGCGTGACAAGGCCGCGTGCCGTGACATGGACCCTGACCTGTTCTTCCCAACCACGTCCAGCGAGGAACGATTGGCGCTCAAGGCCTGCGCCCAATGTCCGGCGATATGCGAATGCGCACGGTACGCGGCGCAACACGACAGAATCAGCGGCTACCCATTGCAAGGTGTATGGGGTGGCGTGAACAGGAGCAGAAGAAGGAATCGAAATGAGTGACAAGGATATGGTCACGGTTTACGAACGACGTGACGGCAGCAAACCCGGATTATGGTCCGTGTACTGGTATTTGGGGTGGGACGTGTTTTTCTCGTTCTCCCTCGCGGTGGGCATCACGTCAAAGAATACGATGATGGCCATTGTTCAAGCGTTTTGTCTGCTGGTTTTTCTTGGACTCACCGTCTGGCAGTTGAACCATCTGACCTGGAATGTCGTGGAGTACATGGTGAAGATTTCCCACGATAAGGCAGAGGAGGTCGTCAATGAGTTGGCTTAATGACTTCTACCGGATAGTCGGCAAAGGCGACGTGCGGGACTCCGATTTCATTCTCAACGGCGAAAGCTTCTACTGCCCCCAATGTGGCAGACACCTGAAGGCTGCTACAGGAACCGTGAAAGGCTCCGAGGAGAAACGCTATCGGTTCAAATGCGTTGACCGAATGCATTACCGCACCAAGTGGCATGAGTCGTATCAGGCCGCGTTGATGGAAATGATCGAGACGTTCGAGAAAGGGGAAACCGTATGAGCAAGCCGAGTAAACGCGCGTGGGACATGCTTATCGAGAACCCGAACCGTCCGGCCGATGAGGTTCGTATCGCCACCGGCCTGAAGGTGGAGATGATCGAGCAGATTCGTAGTGACGTGTTGAAGCGTCTCAGGGACAACCCGGAGTTCTGATTATGCGTCCGAGTTATCTACCCGTCCAGTACGAGCATTGCCCGTATTGCGGAGGAATCATGAACATCTGGGGTCATTGCATGGATTGCCAGTTCCATGATGACCCGACCGAATACTGGAGGGACGAATGAGCAGAGCCAAGCAGCGTGGGACGCTTTTTGAGTCGGCCATAGTCAAATATCTGCGTGCCCGCTTGGGTGATACGGAGCAGACCATACACCGTGAGGTGTTGCATGGCGGAGGCAACGACCAAGGCGACATCACCGGCGTGCGTATCCACGGGCAACCCGTGGTCATAGAGGCCAAAAACTACAGCACGTACAGCGGGCACCTCAAGGAATGGATGCAGGAGGGTCGTACCGAAGCGGGTAACGCGGACGCGCCCTACTGGTTCGTCGTATTCCACCAGAAAGGCGTCGGATTGGACTCTTTGAAGAGCATGGACAACCAGCCGGTAGTCACCGATCTGAAAACGTTGGCTCTCATAGCCGGGCATGGGGTGATCGAGGGAGACGAGGAATGAGCGAGATTGACGAGTTCATCAAGACGGCTCGTGCCGGTAAGCCCGTCTACCTGACCGCCGAGGAGAAACAGGCGTTGAGGAATCATCGGGCTTATCTGAAGCTCAAGGCGAAAGACCCCGACTATTTCTCGAAAGCCCGTCGTGAGGAACGGCGCAAACGCAAGGAGGAACAATGAGCTACGACCTGTATGTGGTACGCCCTGATATTCCAGAGGACTGCTGGTATTACGTGTGCGACCGTGACCATGAGGAACGCTCCTACGACCAGTATGGCCGTTATTTCAACTACACGTATAATCTCGGCCCGTTCTTCGACGCCTATCATGTTCGCCCGTCAACCGACTTGGACGGCAAGACCGGTAGGGAATGCGCCGAACTTATACGGCA